TAATCTTTCAATTTCATTAATAGCTTTAGCCGCCATAAATCTTCCGTTGTGTGTATCTATAGCAGTTTGTGCGTATATGCCTTCTAGTTCAGGGTGTTTACCATTTAATATTTCATTACTTAAATTTTCTGGTGTACCACCTGTAGCATAGTAACCTTCTAAATATTTATCTGCGGCGTCTTTTTTACCTTCAACATAATTAGAAGCAAATCTTTCTAGCTTTCCTGTGTTTCTATTAATAGCGTCTACAATGTCAGTTAAAGGTGTTTCTCTTGTAGTAGCGACACGTCCTGCAAATGTAGAGCCATAATATCTATTTCTACTTATTTTACTTCTATATGCCATGTGCTATCCTGTTTTTTGATTTCCATAATTTGTAAAGAACCTTCTTTCATCTTTTGGTTTACCCATGTAATCTGCTCCTGCACCACCAATATCTAATGCAAGACTCATAAAGCTAGGTTCGTATGTTGGTGTAATACTATTGTATGTTCGTTGTAAGTTAGCGTATGCGTCACTTCGTTGATTATTAAGAGTAATCATATCACCCATGTAATCAGCCATAATGTTATTATATTCAGCGTCAGCTTCCGTTCCTATGTTTTGTACTACCCTAACTGAGTTACCAAAACCTAAATTAAGAGCGTTTGCTTGTGCCGCTTTTCTAGCAAAGTTACTTCTCATTTCAGCAATATATTTTTCTCTAGCCGCCATACCTCTTTCAGTTTCTATTTTTGATAAATCATTTAAGTATGCTTGGTCAGCGTTACGCATTGTTCTTTCATCTGCCGCCGCTTTGTTTATTGCTTGTTGTTTCTTTTCTCGGTGACTAGCGACAGCTCCGACTATTTTAAAAGCCGCCATTGCTTCATTTACACCGCACATTTTAACTCCTTCATCATTAATAAAAATGGTATTTGTTTATGTCCATAAGTAGGGAACTCTTCTTTTGCAGTAAACCCAAGTAGCTGTAACCATTTTAAAGCTACCCAGTTTCTTTTATCTACAAAATTATATAAGTGTTTATAACCTTCACCCATTTGAGATACCCAATAAGGACATTCTTTTAAAAATTGCCTAGCGTGATTGTTTGCTAAATTGTTTGCAGACAATAACCAAGCGATACCAAAGTCAGGCTCACTGCTTGGGGTTGACCCAAACATACCTATAACACCTTCTTCTTTAGTACCAATAATTGAATATATTTTTGCACCTTTAATTGTAAAAGGAACAACAAGAGCTTGTAATGGTGACATATTATCTGACGCCAATATTTCAGCTCTGTCTTCTTTACGCATTTTTGGAGCTAACTCCAATGCGTCTTTTAAAATTGCAGGTCGTACATACTTTTCTTTTTCTTCCATATTACATTCTTCTTGAACGTCTATGATAGTAACCTTCTACTTCAGCACTAGCTAAATACATAGGCAAGTGTGAAGAGCTTTTTATCTCTAATGTAAAATCTGTATTTCTACATTGTATAGGAACTCTTAGTGTACCTGTTGCAAGAGGTACTTGGTTTGGAGCTCCTGTAAATCCGATAACGTAACCAGTCATAAATGTTGTGTTAGTGTTTCTATTTTGTGGTGTTACCTCAACTTGAAAATAACCAGAATTTTCATAATCAAAAGATATATTTCTAATTTGGTATCTTCCTGAAGTAACTGCAACTAACCCTCTACCAGTATCTTCTCGTATGTATTGTGGACTTAAAACATACTTTGACTCATACGGAACACCAATAGTAACATTTGTGTGATTACCTACTAATGTGTATGTTGAACCTGTAGTATTTGTAAGTGTATAGTTTGTGCCGTTTGTATTATCTATAGCAGTCAAACCAGTTTTTGCTCCATACGGAGAAGTTAAAGTTGTTAAGTCTGTAGCACTATCATAAGTTCCTGTAACAGTTTTTTTCAAGTCTACATACATGCCAAACCCTAATGTAGGGTCTTTTAAATTTCTTAAATCTATTCTAAATAATTTTGTATCTGTATTTTCTACAGCTAATAAATAAATATAACTGTCTACAGATAAACCACCTATTATTTTAGCACCATTAAATATCCATTTAGACCAAGCTGTTTGTACTTTTTCTCCTCTATCAAAGAAATATTTGTATATAAACATTGTATCTGCATTAGTCGGATTTGCGGCTGTTCCTGTAGTATAAGGTGCAGTTTGTGTGTCGTTTGTGTCTGCATGTAAAAATACTAATGTATCTTCAATCGTGTTACTAATAATTTGATATGGATTAGTAGGTAATAAATTTTGTACTGCTACTGTTATATCTAAACCGTCATTTGTTAATGTATCATCATCAGCATAATATTCTCTAACTGCTGTGTTGTTATTTCTTTTTTGACAGAAGTAAGCAAAACGTCCTGCCGCTACAGGTGTAACAGAGTCATCATGCTCAAAACTAGATACTTCATTAAGTATAGCTGTAGTTGGACTTATTGTATCACCTGCGTGGTCTAACTTGTATTGTGCTGTATCAGAAAATAACAATAATGTTTCATTAAATGATACAGAATTTTTCAATGTATTAACTTGTGTACCAGACGCCGCTATATCAATAGGGTCTGTGTCTAATACTTGTGTAACTGTTGTTGCAAAAAAGTTAAAGAACCCTGCGTTTTCAGATAAAATTAAATTTTCACCTGACAGTATTCCTAATCTATTTTTATAAAATGTTAAATTTTGTATAGTCTTACCAATAAAACTAGGGTCAGCATTTGTATCACTATCTCCACATGTTCTATCACCATAATCTAATTCTTTAAATGTAAATGTTCCGTTATTGTTATTAACTAACGCATGAGGCATTGTGCTATTAGTAACACCTACACTTGTTGCAGGTGCAATAGTTTCTGACCACACACCATTACCTGTAAATTTTACAAAGTAATCAGATAGTGTATCTCCTTCTTCACCAGTTATTTTAATAATAACTCCTGTTTTACCATAATAAGGTAATTTACTAAAATCTTGTATTGTATCTCTTATGTGATACATAGCTGTACTACCTGCACCGTCTGACGTACTTACAGTATAATCAGCTAACGTATTAGGTGACGACACTGTGCCTGTAGGTTTTCCATATATTACGTTGTCATAACTTTCAAAACTAAAATGAGACGTAATACCTGAATAGTTTGCTAAACCTTGTGATGTAGACAAAGTAGCGTTAGTATCTGTTCTAACTGTTTTAAATCCTATTTGTGACGCTGAACCATTCCAGTGTTGACTAGATGTACCGTACAATAAAATATCTTTAATTTTATCTGAGTCTCTAAATTCACTATCAGTTGTTGCGTCATTACCTGACGGCATTTGAAAGATAACTTTATGACCATAAGGCATATTAGGGTGTGTTAAAGTTACTGTGTATTCTCTACCGTAGTTAGTAGCTTTTACATATATTAAAAATTCTTCTTGTTTTGCCGCAGATTGATTTGTGTCCGCAGTAGGTTTTATTGATTTGTTAGCAATAAAAGTAAAGTCAGCTATATTAACTAATTTAAAATCGTCTCTTGGATTTGTACTTGTTAAATAACTAGCACCACTTTGTATTGTTACAGTTTTTTCATTACCTGCTAAATCATAAACTTTTATACCACCATTATATAAAGCTACAATGTACTGGTTTTGTTCATCTCTTTGTATACTCCACACTTTAGTTGTGTTGGGATATACATTTGTACTATCTACAGTAGCGATATACTCAAACGGTGGTCTTTTACTAAGACCGTCCACTATATTGTTTTGTAAATTTACTTGGTCAGAACCTTGATTAATACCTCTTTGCGTTGGGGTTTGCTGACTAATTCCATTTATAAAATTAGGAATACTCTGCGAAACTACAGCCATTAGTATGTCCTTCTAGTTGGTCTATTTATTATTGAATAAGTGTTTGAGTCACCTTCTAATATGTTTAAATCTGACTCCCTTGTATCTGCTTGTTCAAAACTAACTAACGCTTCTTGTTCATCTTGTCCTATTAATTGTGTAATTTTTTGGTCACCAATAAACCTAGAAGCAAAACGTCTAGCGGCTTTCATTGTAATATATCGTCTTGCGTATTCTGGGATATGTTCAAATTGTTGAATTAAAACTACATCTAGCTTAGGAGCTGACGTAAAGACATCAGTATGGTTTTCTATGTCATATAGAAATCCGTCTCTGATTGTGTAGTTGTATGACCGAGAATGGTCGTCTGCTTGAACGCAGTTTGTTGGAAGGGGAATTTTGTTATTTGTATCTAAAGACACTGTATAATTTATATGACGATTAAAGTTATGTCCTGCACCTTGTATTGACATAGATGTTTCGTCTAATATATTTTTAGCGACTGATACATCAACACTGTTAGTACCTGTTATACTGTTTACAGGAGCTTCGCCAATTACGGAAAGCATTATATTAACAGCTTGAAGTTCTGTTGTTGGTGTAATTTGTGTTGTCATGCTTTTCCTTTTTCTAAATTTAAACTAGGGGAGTCAGTCTCCCTCGTCCCCTAGTCCTTATAAGTATAAAGTAACGTAAAGATTACGCTTCTTTAATTCCTACAGCCGCTTCAGGTCTTAGAACTCCATGACCCATAGCGTATTTTGCTACCATTAGCGTACCTTGACGTCTAATGTCATATTCCATTTCAGAAGATAAGTCCATTAACTTAACAGTACCTACTGCTGAAGGGTGTGATACTAGACATACATAGTTAGCTAAGTTTACTTGTTGTGGGTTAGAGCCACCTGCTGTAGCTGAACCACCTGCAACACCAGTTGCAGACGAGTTGTCTACCGCAATGTCACCAAAGTGAGCCACAGGAACAATATCTATTCCTGCAATTCTTAGAACTTTACCTTCGGCGATTGAACCCTTACCACTAAAGTCAACATTAACTGCATTAGTAGCATTAGCTAGTTTGTAATATTCCTCTAACTTCATAAAGGCTTTTCTGCCTTCTTTAGGAACATAGTTAGCGTCAAGCTGTTTAGCCGCATTGAACAACTCATCAATCATTGCATTAGCCGCAGTTGCCGCCGTTGCTGAAGCGATTGAAGTGTTTGTTAATACAGTACCAGAAGCATATCCACTGTCGGATACGTTTGCTGAAGCCTGAGCCGCTTGACCAATAGTTTGTAAAACGTGCTTATCTTTTTGGAAAGCCAAAGCTCTACCAATTTCACCAGAGTATGCACTTCTTACGTCCCAATGGTTTTTTGCCTCTTCAATATTCGATAAGAATACAGAAGATAATAGAAGGTCATTAATTGTAATGACTTTCTCGTTGTGATTTACGTCTGAGCCAGTAATCTCGTTACCTGCTGTGTGGTAAGCCGCCGCAACTCTACCCATTACTGGGAATGTTGCACTTTTTCCGTTGCTGATAGTTCTCACCATTTCAGCACCTTCTGTAACTGAAGCTCTATCAAAAGAAGTTAATACTTCTCCTGCAAAAACTTTCAGAAACAGAGCGTCTTCACTACCACCTGCATTTACTCTACCGACTGAGACAGGACTTGCGTTTGCCATGTTTAGTCTCCTTTTTAGGTTGTTTACGCTTGTTAATAAAAGCCCTTACACTTTCAGTCACACTTACAAGATTGTCTACCGCAGTAGGTCAAGCTATGTTTCCTATGTGATTAGGCAGTTGCCCTCTATAAAGAGTGCACAACTATATTAGCAATTCCATTTTCGTAAAGCTAAAGCCTTTCTTGTAGGTCTACCTTTACTATCTTTCATTGCTCCCTTAACTCCGCTCATACGAGCACAGAAACTCTTTTTTCTCCCTGCGGCTTTAGAACCTTTTTTAGGTGTACCTGTTACAGGTGCTTTTAGGTTCATGCCCTGAGAGTTATAATACCTTCTTCCTGCGGCATTTAAGCCGCCTGAAGGGTTTTGGTATTTTTTAGCTACCATAAAAGTTTATCTTTTTTTAGCTGTCTTTGCCGCTCTTCTAAAATTAGCGGCTGTTGGTGCACCTTTAGCACCTTTCTTTCTCATTTTTTCGCCACTACCTGCCGCAATTCTTTTTCTTTTAGCATGTATGTTAGCGTATAATCCTTTTTTAGCCATAACTATTTCTTCTTCTTTGCTTTCATTATTTTCTTTTGTAAAGACATAGGTAGTTTTTTCTGACCACCTTTTAACGCTTTACTTGGTCTACCTTTTTTTGAACCATAAGTTCCTTTTCCCATTGGCATAGTTTTCTCCTATTGTTGTTTGTTATTTACCATTTTTTGCAAGACCAATATCTTGCAGAAAATTTATCATTTGCTGTATCGCATCTATGTCTGGCTCTAAAACTTCGTCTTCTAGCCGGATTGTTCTTTTTAATTGTCATATTTGCATCACCAAATCTTATAATTTTTTCTTTACCATTCTTACATGCTTTTACTACAAATTTTTTGCCGCCAGATATTTGCCTTTTGGGGCTATTGCATTTCATTTTAGACTTGTCTATTGCCATTCTTTATAGCCTTGTTCGTCTTTGATTAATGCCATTTGCCTATTATCATTTTCAAATGTAGTATTTTTTAAACTTACATGAATCCAACCTGAGTTAATATCGGTATCATTATAGTACTCCAAAATTAGCTGATCAAAAGTAAATTCATTTTTTATTTTTGTAGCAACTTCTTTATTGTCAACACCTGGTATCTCAAAATCGACCGCTTCGCCTTTACAATGCTGACTTGTTGGCTTTGAGCCTATCATGGTTGCTAATTCT